CCGAACTTCTCAATCTCAGCCTCAACGTCTACTGCTGGGTCAGCGTCCTTTGTCTCCATCAGCTTGTAGATGTCTTTAACTAACGTCTCAGTCTTTTTCATCTTCGAGTTCCTTGAATGCTTTAATCACATCCGTTGAGAATAGCTTCTGTAAGTTTACCAAGAACATCCGGCTTGCGTTGTTGTCGCCGCCCGATACTGTTCTGAACGTATCCAAACCATTTACTATCTTCTTCAATACCTTTGTATCAAACACCAAGGTACAGTACTCGTCGTCCCCGATGCAAAGGTTATGGAACCAGTAGTCAGACTCTGTGGCTGCAATGCCTGATGGCTTACCCCACGACTGGTACTCAATGCAGATGTTACCAGTCTTTTGCCACATATCCTTCTCGGACTTAACTTCAATCTTCTTGTTCTGTAGCATATCGGCAATCTTGTCTTCCCGTACCTCACCGTATGCTAAGTCTAAGTCAAACTTCTTCCTATCAGCTTTTGCAGGTTTCATATTATCTTCCCATCGTAGTGAATAAAATCAAACCCGCGAGTGCTGCGAGAAAGAATATACTGCCCCAAGGGAATGTGTCGTCATCCTCCTGCCGCGTGTCCTCAACCAAACCCATGACCTCAAGTACTGAATCAATGCCGTGCTTCTTGTACAGTTCGTAATGTGGGTGGTTTGGATTGCCTACTCGGTAACGCTTACCGTTGATTGTCAACCTAGTCTTGTTTTCCAATTGTCTATCTTGACTCATTGTTTTTTTCCTCATTAGTGTGTCTGGCTCCAGTCGGTTCCGATTTGGTATTCACCTGCAAGAGGGCAGTTGAGTTTGAAGTAGTTTCCTGCCGCTTCAATGCAAGCAGTTGAGAGCCTGCCAAACCGTACTGCGTCCTTTTCTGCGACCTCCGTCTGGATTTCATCGTGTATGTTCCCTATAAACTTATAATCAATTTTATGAATGGTTGCGTACTCGTCCAGCAAACACAGTGCTTTCTTCATAACGATTGCGCCTGCGCTTTGTAGGAGAGTATTTAGTGCCGCGTGTTCTGACCGTACAGCGACCCTGCGTCCATCCAATCCAAGAACATAACCTCTTCCAGCAGCCACTCCAACTCGTTCTCGTAGTGTTCTAAGAGCAGGCGTATTTCGTAGGAACTTTTCCTTAAGTCGTTTACCATCTCTTGAACTTCCTCCGACGATGCTTCCGATTTTCGCATCTCCTGCGCCGTAAAGGAAAGCGTAGATAAAAGTCTTTGCTTGATTTCTAGTTTCAAGGCCAGCAGCCAGCTGGTTTGCCGTGTGAATATCTCCCGTGAGAATTTCATTTGTATATGCCTCATCGTTCATGTAGTGTGCAAGCATACGTAACTCCAAACCGCTTGCGTCCATACCTACTAGCTTGTAGCCTGTAGGAACTGTCCAAACCTCTCTGCACTGTTTACCGTAGGGTGCATTACCTGCCGGTACTTGAGCAACATTGGGGCTTGAGTGTGTCATACGTCCTGTTACTGCGCCGTTGGCGTTGACATAACCATGCACTCTACCATCATCTCGAACCGCGTCCAACCAGCTTTGTATCTGCGCAATGCGCTTCTGTACCATAAGGTACTCACCAATAAGCTCCGCTTCCGGTATACCCTTCACCTTGTTAAGAACGCTCTCATCAACGATTGGCTGTCCTTTCTCTGTGAAGGTCTCTGGTTTCCATCCGAAGTATTGTAGGTAACGACCTATCTGTTGTCGTGAGCCTAAGTTAAACTCTGGATAATCCAGTCTGCTAAACGGTGCTACTGCTGTCGTCCACTGTTCCCCTAAGAACTTCAAGCCCACTACTGAGTGGCTTCCGTCCTTCTTAACCTTTGGTGTTATCTCCTTAATGAATGTTGGTAGTGGTTTAAACTTCTCGTGTACCCTGTCCTCTAGGTCAAACTTCTTCTCCTTCAACTCAGCCAAAAGTACAAACGCTTTCTCTTGGTCTACCAACCAGCCGCTTTTAATTTGCTGGCTAATAATCCCTTGTACTTGACCTTCAAGCATAAGGCTCTTATCTCCAAAGCCAGTAAGTTGTTGAAGTAGTCTCTGGTACACAAGTTCATTAACTCTAACGTCTTGCTTACAATACTCCACCATATCCTGAGAAAAATTGTCCCAATCATAGTGTTCTCCTTTCGGTTGGTTTAATAACTGACCCCAGTTCTCCAATGAATGACCGCCTTGACGTGATGGCTCTGCCAGTCTGGACATAACTAACGTATCTGTTACCTTACACTTGCTGAAGTCTACGTTAAGTAGCTTCTCTAACACTGGTATGTCGTAACCAATAATGTTGTGACCAATGACTTCCAGTTCTTTCTGCTCTTCAATCCAGTCCTTGAAACAAAGTAGGCTGTCTCCTGACCACTCTACGTACTCCTTAGTGTCCCTCTCGTAAGCGATAATGCACCATACCTTGTCAGGGTCTAGGCCGTTCGCTTCGATGTCAAAGACTATCTGCTTCATTAGGACTCCTGCTGTTTCCTGTCTCTATAATCACACCAACCATTAATGGAATCAAAAACTTCCTCAATGCTGTTGTAACCTGAGTACCACTTACAATGTGCTTTGTGTCTAGGTGTCCACTTCATTGTATGAGGTGAAATAAAGAAGTAACACTTCCTGTGGTGGAAACATATCTGACCTGCACCGTATGGATATATTTTCTTCTTCCCTAGTCTCTTTAACTCATTTATTGCTTCCTCTATCATTACAGGGTCTGCAATGTCTGTCTCTGTTACCTGATACTGACTGACTCTATTAACCATGTTAGAACTCCACGTTATCCTCTGTGGGACAAGATGTTTCAATCATACGGCCTGAGTCCTTATCGTAGTACAGGTAGCAAGCCGCGCCTGTGAGTCCAACAAACCTGTTCTTTAGAACCCTTACGCACGTGGTGTTGCGTGTGTCTGGGTCTGCGTGTTGTTGGTCTCGCTCTAGTCCAATAACCATATCACTTAACTGTGCGATAGCCGCTGAACCTCGTAGCTCTCCTAAGCTAATCTTACCTCCGTCCTCGTGCGCCTTCTGCCCTGATGGTCGCCGTAGGTGTGACACCAAGAATAACCCGACTCCTGTCTCCTGCACTATCTTCCGTAGGTTGGTCATAATGCTGTCGATTGCCTTACGCTCGTCTCCTTGCGCTTGGTCACTGACTACAATACTAAGGTGGTCTAGGATAATCCATTTGCAGTCCAAGCCCTTAGCCATGTACCTGATGCGTCCTAGCAGGTCGTCCTCACTGGTACTACCGAAGTGGTCGAGTAAGTGTATCCTATCTAACCCGAATGTCTTCTCCCAGTAACCACGTTCCTCGCCTTCTACCAAGGAGTTCCTAACGTCCGGTAGATGTAACTGCTTGTTAGCCTCAATCGACATAATGCCTAGCGTGGTCTTGGGTACGTCCTCCTCTAGTGCCAAGATACCCACGTTGTCCTCGGTGTTCTTCAACAGGTAATGCTCTAGCTCTCGCATAATCTGAGACTTACCCATGCCCGAACCTGACGTTATCGTGACCAGTTCCCTCGGCCTGAACCCGTGTGTAAACTCATTCAAGCACTGCCAAGGATACGGTATGGACTTAATGTCCTTCTGCTCCTGTAGCAAGTCCCATGTATCCATGCCTGAGACAATCCCGTCCGGTCTATAGGCTTTGGCGTCCCACCACGCTCTAGTGAACTCCTGTATCTTCTTGGCCTTGAGCATCTCCCCCGCGTCCTTCAAGGACAGTACTACGTTCTTCGCCTTGTTAGGGGTGAACAAGTTAAGCACTGACTGTGCCGCCTCCTGTCCTGCCTTGTCGTTGTCGAAACAGATAACTACGTTCTCGAACGACTCCAGCCATTCCAAGTTGGCCTTGATGTCCTTACTGGCTCCTGCCGCACCTGAGCGGATAGACACTACAGGCCACTTGCCGTCGAACATCTCACTGACTGCTAGTGCGTCTGCCTCTCCCTCGGTAATGGTAATGTACTTACCGCCTTCCCTAAATGCTTGCTGACCGAACAAGCCTACGTTATCAAAGTTCCCTGTCGCGTAGAATCCTTTGGTCTCTACCTGTCTAACCTTCGTCCCTGTCGGCTTCCTACTGTCCTTGTCATAGTACGGGTAGTGATGTTTGACAATTTGTCCCGTTGGTGAGAACTCCACAGTAACGCCGAACTTCTGCGCTATGCTCTGTGAGATTCTGCGGTCGGGGATTGCCGCTATTACTCCTGTCATCTCAAATGCCCTTGTTGGTGTACGTGGTGCAAAGTCTGACGGGGCAGTTCCGTTGCCCCTCTCGTAATACTCACAACCACCACTAAAGCAGTGGGCGTGACCATCGGAGTACCTTGCTAGGTTGTTGCTTGAGCCGCATTGGGGACACGGCTCGTGCTTTAGAAAGGTAGACTCTCCCATAATTAAAAGTCCGCTACCTCTTCCTGCTCTGCAACCTCTAAGACCTTCACCTTGTTTAGGTACGTGCCTGTACCATGTACTGGATGAGGCGCACCTTCCTGCCATAGGATACGCACTTTGGAGCCTCTGGGGACTCGACCCGCAAAGGGCGTGCCATCGGCATTTAGGACACCTACCTCAAACTTACTGGAAAACTTGCGCTGCTTTACACCTTCGTACTCACGTAGTTTGATACCTGCTGCGTCTAATGACTCGGCGTCCGCCTCATCTAAAGACAACACCAAAGAGAACTTACCAGTGGATTGACCGTTGTACATCTCATGCTCGGTCAGGTTCTCAAATGCTACTGTTCCTTCTAATACTTGTGCTGACATATCAATTACCTTTTGTTGTTAAATTAAATTGTTACTACTTAAGTATACCTTAGTTAGTTGCTTTTAGTTTATTATAAAAGAACATAACATAAGTATATTATAGCATTAATTATTGCTAATGTCAAACCCTAATTCACTCAGGTCTACATTCTCTTCTTCGCTCGTTACTCCGCCACCCTCGAATGCAAGTGCCGCATTAGTTGAAATACTCATACAATTATAACACAAATCTAAAGGCTTGTCTGTATTATAATCAGTACGCCTTAACTCTGATTCCGTCATAATAGCGTCACACGCTTTACATCTACTCACTTTGTATGCACTCCTATAGTGTCATAATGTACCTTGTTGAAGTCGCTACGTGCCATTGTATACAGGTCGTGCTGTATGTGCTGGCGTGCGGCCTGTTGCATCTCTGCTACGCTCATGGCGTACAGTAGGTACTCTGTTACCTCATCGACCTTTACATGGTCTTCGTCCGCTATCCAGTCGTTCTGCTCATAGCCAATTAACTGCTCTTTAATCTTGCTCATCGTCCCATTTCTCCATAGTTTCCTTGATGCCATAACATAGGCATAGGATTAAAAATGTATAAAATAACGTCTCAACAATAATCATTCTTCACCTCCATCTTCAATAAGTTATAACAATTCATTGCAGGCGATAAACGCCTGAATAGTTGGGTTATGTGTCTAATTTTTTCAGGCAGTGCTTGCACGTAACTTGTGATTTAAGTCTATGTACTAAAAACGCCCTACCGTTATAAACAGCTTTGCTCCCTACACACAATGGAGCGGGTATTTCTTCGTATTGACCAAACCCTAAATACCTATTAACAGTCTGCTTTCCTGCTTTATGTATCTTCATATTTACCCCCATAAATCACACATAACGTCTTTCTCAGTCGTTACTTTTTGCGAGGTCATACACCTCTTTTGGTGCTTCTGACCTTATTTCCTGTATCTCTTTGCCACAGTAAGTGCAGTATGTGTCATACTCATAATCCCACTCTACTCCGCACTCAGTAATTAGTTGTAAATTTTCTGCTGTATAGTGTTTGCACTTTCTATTCATAA